CCCTTAAAAATGAACCCCTGTATTATAAAAGCCGCGCGCCAGAAAGGAGCCGGAAATCTGACGCGCGGCCGCCGTCGCGCGCGGCTAACTCCGATCTTTTCCCTTTACCGGCACTTTCTTAACAGCAGTTCTCGGCGCAACCGGCTTTGGTGCAGGAACTGGAGCAGGTTTTCCACCTTCCAGTTTTTCAATCCGAGCCTCCAAATCCGGGATCTGCTTCAGCAGTTCGAGGATTAAATAACCGGCGTGCTTCGGATGAATCTGCATTGACCGAGTCAAAGCTCGATCGATTAGCTTCCAGCTCGACTGATCATCAAGGATGTCGCCTTCTTTCGGTCTCTTCACCATGGCTTAATTCTCTTTCTTTTTTGCGCCGTGCTTCTCAACGATATCCGCATGGCGGTCGCGGACAGAAACACGCGCGAGGTCAGGGTCTGCTTCAAGGTTTCGTTTATCAATCCGCTTCACGATGTTCGGGCTGAGGCGGCTGTGCTGTTTCGTGCGAGCCCGCTCCGCATCGTGTTTCGTATCCACTGCGCCAAACGTAGCTGTACCACGATTGACCAGTCGCTTTTGTAAGTCGCCGAAGGTCTGAGTCCCGTTAACAATGGCCTGCGGGTCGCCACGAAAGCGAGCTGCAGTCGGAATGTAGTGGTCATCAGATCGCAGTTTATATCCGTTGCGAGCCAGACTTTTTCGCAAATCGTCTACCGCTCGTTGATCACCCCCCATCCTCTCAAGAATGTTGCGACCGTGCCTATTCTGGTCTTGGATATAAACTGTGTCGGTCACACCGACCCCCGGCGATTGTTGCATGGCTAACGCCTCGGCCATCCTTGGAGACTCGCCATTGGCAACAAGATTCAAAAAGAATTCGAGTATGGTTTTATCACCATGCCGCATTGCACAATCGCCGTAGCGATCAATGTCCGGCGGGATGTTCAGTTCTTTTAATTCCTCAGTCGCTCTTACCATTGTCTTCCTCTTCTTGCTTTTCCTGTCGTGAGTTTCCGGCAAACGCATCGTCCGTGTCGCTAAACAGTAACTGCTGCACGTGGCTCTGTTCGTTGTGCAGCAACTCCTGCTGGTGCATCTCGTCCTTCTGCCTGATCTCCTGCTCGTGATGCAGTTCATCAACCAGACCACCAGGCATTGTGTTGTTCATCATGGCAGCCTGAGCATCGACCATCGTCTTCTGTGCTGAAGCCACATGTTTCTGCGATTGAGCCTGCTTGTTCGCTATCTCCGCTTTCTTGTTTTCAATCTCGATCTGATTTTGCATTCGCTGAATCTGCGCGGCTTCCGGATCGGTAGGCGGTTTCCAAGCCGGCAACGCGACAGGGTTCTCACTGAAGTCCATGGCCTCAGTGACGAGTTCCATGAATTTGTTGAGAGGTTGGGTGTCACCGGTCTGCTGAGCGAATGCCTGCAATATCGGAAGCACATACTGTTGCAGGCTCTGAATATTTGCTGTATCGCGATCGCGATTAGGTCGAGCCACTTCACTCGCTTCGATGCTCGCACGTGCTTCCCTCATCAACTGCTCAAGATCAACGTTTGCGAACAGGGCATCCCAGCGTTGTGCTCCGAACTGCCCGAGCAAATGAACCAGATCTTTTCCCTGTACGTGCATCGCAGCCAGGAACATTTCCTGTTGGCTGGCATCGGTTAACCACCGAGCCACATCCTTCGCCATTTTCTGTGGGCGGATCGCAAGAGCTTCCTGCTTGGCACGCCCATCTGATGCGACACGGATCTGAGTGCGTGACTCACCGTACTGCAATTCGTTGAGACCGACACGACGATTAAAGTTTGCACTCAGCATCTCCAGTGCAGCTAACTGATCCGTCTGTGCCGGCGGCTTCTGCAGGAACTGCACAACTTCGTTTATCGAATTATGAATGTTGTCGTTCAGGCCAACCTTCACCACAGCGTCATCACTGTTCAGGACATCTTCCACTTCACTCGCTGCTGACTTCAGGTACGCCAGAATCTGCTGTCTGTTATTCCAGCTCGCATCGATGAATGAACTCGTGAGAACATTGATCGCCACCAACTCTCCAAGCCCCGGAGCCAGTGGTGCCAATGGCCATGGGCTGCCCATCAGTGGGTTGTATGAGAGCTTGGCAACAGGCCATCGACCGTCCATGTACACAGGAAACGGATCGCCAAAGTTCTTACATCGCCACTGAAACATCTCGCGAACGGCTTCGGTATCTGCCGCAGCATCACCAAAGAATTTGTCGGGATGGGCGTTCAGCGGATATTCAACGCCGGGTGCTACACACAGGTAAGCGTAGTCACCGACCGCATCGTCGAAGTAATCGACCAGGTCGTGACTCAAAGCATTCGTTCGCGGCCCGACCCCAACCTTTGACCAGATCTCATACCACTCAATACAGTCAAATGTTTTACCTGCATCACTCTTTGTGGCGTGACTCGCACCCCGTCGTGCCCGCATCTCACCCGATTCGACAGTTCCCTTGCCGTCAAGTGCCCCCCGCTTAAGGCCGAACATGCGTTCTACCTGCCAGGTCGGGTTCACGTGGCGGCACATGATGTAGCCTGCAGTCTCCCACAGGGGATCTCTGCAGTCCGGATCGATATACAGGTTATCAACAGTATCGTACGTCAATCGCGTGTAGCGAGCCTGTGAGCCGGGCTGAGAGTACGTCTCAGGCCAGAGGACTCCCATACCCTTGATCAGGGATTCCGTGACGGCCTGATTGCCGTGCGTGATCAACGTGCCGGGCTGCTCGCGCTGCGACCAGTTCAGGTAAATCGACATACATTCGTTCGCGAACTCCTGAACCGCCCGTTCCTGTGCCTCCTGGAACTTGACCTGTGCCCCAACCTGCTGTGCCTGCTGATCGCGAGGATCACCAAACATTTCAGGCGTGAGTTTCAATTGCCGCTGGCCGATCACCTTGCGGTTCGCGTAATCCCAGAACAGACTTGGACCAAAGATCGAAACGAATTCGTACGCCTTCGCTACACAAATCTGAAACTTCGGCGATGGTAAGCTGCCATTAAAGAACTGCCTGTCACGCCACATGAACCCCTGTTGCGATTCGTAAAAATCGTTGCAGGTTTTCGCAATCGTGTTGAACCGCTCTTTCGACCGCTTAGACGCATTGATCCGCTCCTCCCATACCCGCATGAGCGGGTGCAGGAACTTATGCGTCATATCATCGCTGTTCTCATACATCGGGACGTTCCTTCCAGCAACCGAAATCTTCGCGCTGCCTCTTATTCAATGTTGGGTCGTCCGCGTGTTTGATACCGTCCAGCGACGATGGTCCGTGTGGAGTAAAGATTGTCAGCGACACATTGCCTTTGCCGTTATTCATAATCACCATCGCCGGCAATGGTTTGTTCGTCGTCAGACCCAAACGCCACCAATACACGATGTCACCGGTACGAATGTTTTCAGGGGCTTTAAATGTTTTCATCAGGCTGGGACTCCTATTGCGAAACTATTCCCGCCAGACAACTGGCGTTCCTTCTTTTGACGCTCCTTTGCGTCCGTCATGTTCTGCAGATAAGCAGCCATTGCCGGCGAGTCGACTTCCTTCTCCTCACCTAAATGCTGCTGAAACGTTGGACGACGCGAGATCCAGTACTCCAGACAAACCCGCAGGTCGTCGATCTGATTATCAGCCGCCGCCTCCATCGGCTCTCCGTCACGTGTGGTCTTCCGCACGTTCGACTGCAGTTGCTTTACAAGATTCGGGCAGGCTTTGTTCACGATCCGCAATTGTGGACGACCACATTCACGCGATCGCATCGAGCGAATGACCGCTTTACTGCGACGACCGAAATCATCATCACCCGCAATGAACCCGGATCCGGTTTGCCGGCTCTTTAATCCTGCAGCGGCGAACGCCTTTTGATACTGGTAGTCGACCGTTTCCACAAATCCGGGCGGTCGCTGTCGGCCCATGCGTCCATCAATAATGAACCGCTCGAACACGCTGTCTTTATCGAGCAGCATGACCTGCTCTGCTAACTCTGCAGGGGATGCGCGACGAATGAATACTTCCTTATACACAATGAAGTACGGTTCATCATGATCCCACATACTGGGTGGTGGAACTGCCCCGAGCAGGATCGCCGGCTTCTGCGTACCGGGGTCGAGAATTAACTCCCGTGTCCAGTCGTGCGGAGGAACCCAGTTGTTCTCTTCCATTGCGTTTTGAACGCGATCACTCAGAGTCTCATCGTCGTTCCGAACGACATGGAAGGCTGGTGAATAATCCTGATACACCGCGATCAGCCGGCTGCTGCGCTTACCATAGATACGCACCATTGTGTCGCGTTCACCAGCCTGCTCCAACGCTAACTGTTTCTGCCTCTCCGGAATGAACGGTGAATCGAGATAACTTAATTCAATCTTCGCGGTGTAATGCTCGGACGGTTTACGTTCACCTCGCTCGACTTCCTGTTCCTGCTGCTCCAGTCGCTCAATAACTGAACTGAAGACCCAACACTCATCGCGAGGAATCGTACTCCAGATCATGCGACCTTCGTCGTCACGCAGTCGAGCCAGCCACTCCTGATAGTAATGCTTGTTTGAGCTGTGGATCGACTCGTCATTCCAGATCATGTCGACCGCATCACCCT